ATGAGGCCCGGAGTTTTGTTCATAAGTGGATGTCCCAGAACAGCACGCCAGGCACAATAACGAAAGGAAAATATGAAAACAGAAGAAGCATTTAAAATTATAGGAGGCAGCCTGAGCAAGCCTGGCAAGATGCCCGGGTGGTCTCTTGGTATACCAGCCAAGGAATGCAAAACAGGCTCCAAGCTCAGGAAGGTTAAGGGCTCAACATGTTACGATTGTTATGCGCTTAAAGGTTGTTATGTATTTAAAGTTGTACAAGATGCCCAGTATCGAAGGCTGGCAGCTATAAGCAGCCCGCAATGGGTCGAAGCTATGGCGCATTTAATAAATTCTAAAAAGCCCGATGTGTTTAGATGGCACGATTCAGGAGATGTCCAGGATTTAAATCATTTAAATAAAATTTATGAAGTATGTAAGCTCACGCCAACAAGGAGACACTGGCTGCCAACACGTGAAGCATGGATAAAAGACCATGTATCACGAGCCCCGGATAATTTAATAATTAGATTTAGCATGCCCATGATAGACCAGCCAGCAGCTGGAGGCTGGACTCATACATCAACAGTAGTGACCAGCGGCAGGACTTGTCCCGCTCCTGAGCAGGGCAATCAATGTAAAGATTGCAGAGCATGCTGGAACCGTGATATAAAGAACATTGCATACGGACAACATTAATATGGAATTCAAGCATCCAAAATATTATAAAGAATTACGCAAGCGTAATAAACTGGATCAGGCCATTAGCGACAGCCATGTCATTAAAGACTCGAGCGATAGGCTAGAGCGTGCGCCTGGTCCGGGCCTAAAGTCCCAAGCTCCAAGCGCCAAGCAGGAAGTAACAAGCTACAAGCGCCAAGCTAAACCAGAACCTAGTTCAGGTTCTTAAACGCCAAGCGGCAAGCATCAAGCCCAGAGTGGCAAGCAGCAAGCTTCAAGCCCGAAGTTGCAAGCTCTCTTATCCGGTGTCCATGGTACATGGACCACGAAAAAGTTTTCGTGGGTAAAGGACCAAGGGCCTTTACCAAGATGAATGAGTTGTTAGGATGCTTCACGTGGAACGCAATTTGATGAGGGCTGAACCTAACCTTTTTACCTTTTGTAACTTTGAGTTCTACAGTAAAAAAGTGCCCAGAAGTATTGTAACCCAATAAATCAGGAGTACCAAGTGAGCTAAGGTTTTCCAGCCGAATCCATGATATTTCGGGTATAGATTTTTTAATTTCTTTATAAAATTTTGCTTCTGGACCCATGCAATTTTCGAGGTAAGCATAACAGGCAATTAATACACATTGTTACGCAATTTATCCGGAATAATAATTTTTCTATCTTGTTTTGTTTTTAAAACTAACCTGTGAGACTGGTGGTTTCCATTGGCTCCAAAGATTGTCTGACTATTTTCGTGAACTTCCATGCGTTTAATTTCTTCTAGGAATCCATCTCTCTCCACAAAAATAACAGCATCACTCAATGCATTACCTTGTCGACTTCCGTCCTTTTGTCCTTCTGTGAATTTGGATAGAAATTCCTGTAGGTCTCTTACTCTCATTTAGTTTTTTCCGCAAGAAGTTTTTCAATTTCTTTCTTATAAACTTCTTTATCATGTCTAAGATTTTTTATAATGTTCTCTAACTGACGCATGCTAGAACTCATCTCAGTTATAATTCTTCTAGCTCCCTCTAATAAATTTTTAGTTTGAATAAACTCGGACTCTCTCTTCTTCCATTCCCATATTTCTTTTTGGTGTTCTTCAATGACGAAACTTAAATCCAACGGACCTCTGTCCTCGTTGGTATGCTTACGCTCGTTTTCATGACTCATATCTTCTCCATATTCCTTTATGTTTTTATATGTACGTTTGTCTTTCATACACTTGACAATATAGGACACTTACCTTAAATTGTCAATTATGGGATTACCAAAAAGACTGACAGAAATGCAAAAAAGATTTGCCGAATTTATAGTATTCGGTGGACCTGACGGACCCGTCTCAAAGACTGAAGCCGCTATCTTGGCTGGTTACTCACCTAAGAGAGCAGCACAAGAAGGTTCAGAACTAACAAATCCTAGACAATGTCCTCTAGTTGTAGAATACATAGGTAAACTACATGACGAAAGATTACAAAAACACCAAGTAACTTATGAGAGACATGTTGCAGAACTAGATAGAATTAAACAGGCAGCACTTAAGAAGTCAAGTTTTTCTTCTGCCGTAAATGCTGAAGTAGCCCGAGGCAAGGCAGCAGGATTATACATAGACAGAAAAATAATAAAAACTGGGAAATTAGAAGATATGTCAGAACAGGAGCTAGAAGCAAAAATGAAACAAATTTTAGAAGACTACGCACCTTTGTTGAATGCAAAGACTGTTGAAGGTGAAGCAATTGAAGCCCCTAAATCTTCTGAATCTTCCGAACCCATTGACGAGGTATCATCGTCCGGTCCCCAAAACTAAAACTACCATCATCTTCTTTATCGTAAGAAGCAAATAATTTAATTGAATTCTTATCTTTAGAATACAACCACCCCTCATTGATAGGTCTAGCTAGTTTCATTCTATCGAATTCTTTATCGCTTGCCCAGCCAGAATCGCTCACACAATCGATCCACTCCACTCTGACTTTCGGATAAGGTATATCGGGAGTAATTGAGGCAATAGCTTTTCTTCTTTTCCTAGGCATGGTTTTATATATCACCCCTATAAGAGATATACCAGATATTTAGGAAACCAAAAAACCAAAAACTTTTTCTCACCGGGATAGAGCACCTGTGACAGTAGTGTACAACTGACAATATTTTTTGTCAAAAAAACATTTTTTGTCACTAATTTTGTCAACTACTTTTGTTGTATACCAACAATAATAGCTCAAAATGACAAAAAGACAGTTTTTTTTCATGTTTTTTTTTTTAAAACAAAAAATATCTGTGAAATCTCTTATATGTCCGTCAGCCATGCTACAAGATTGCCTTGCCTGCCACAATTTTGCCATAATGTAGCTCCATTACTGCCATCTTTTCCTCAGCTTGAGACAGCTTCTCGAGTAATTTATCGACTTCACCTGTGATATCTGGATGCTCCGGTATAATAACTTCTTGCTCGCTATAGCATTTTATCTTATACTTTGCGTCCTCGATTTCGGCCTGGTATCTAGCCGTCAATGTCCTTCTTAGTCTCTCGTTCATTAAAATCCTCCTTTGTAAGTTTAGTGTTTGCTTGTTCTTTCTCATCGAACTTTAGTTCATGATACATGTCTAATCGTTTTAGAAACCTATGCTTCCAGCTTCTTAATGCTTCGTCTTGTATCTTGAATTCTTGATAATATAGGTCAGGAGTACACACCATTATAACACCCTGCCTAATCTGACTCTTGTGGGTATAGTCATGTGCCAGTGCATATGCTGCAATCTGTAAAAAGTAATCCTCTATCCATTCTTCTTTCTTAGGTCTATTGGCTTGTTTAAAATCTATAATGGTCTCCATATCATTATGTAAACAAACCAAGTCAGTAGAGCCAGCATATAACCCAGGGTAATGTAACATAATTTCCGAACCATAGATTTCTTCGATAGGCGTAAAACCAATTTCAATAATTTTTTGGGCCATGGGCTTCGCCTCTTGTCCGATTGCTGTAAGATCATCGTAGCCAACTCCTGTGACATGAGACTCAATGAATTTGTGCATGGATGTTCCCCGTTTAGAACTATGATTCTTGATTCTGTCTGCTTCTGCTTCTCCAACTTTGGCCTTCCATTTCTTTAAAAATTCTGTATTTTTTGTAGCGCCTAATATCGTAGTCACGCTTGGAAGTCTAGAATTATCTATGTCATAAACTCGTGTCCCAGTTCCATGGTCCGTGATCTGTTTTCCTTGTATATAGTTGTATTTATTACTTTTTTTCATGCATCAGCATTATACGTTTACGCCACGCCCACTCGCTAACCTTGTGGCACGTGTTTTGAATTATCTCTAATAATTTAAGTTTTATATTTTTCATGTAAGCTTTTCCCACCTACTCTTTGGGTGACCTTTAGTTCGTGAAACTCTAATATCAAAAGCAATCGTAATTCTCTCAACATTACTTTTATTAGAAGATGTATAATGAGGCATACAATTTTGAAACAAAGTTAACTTACCTGGAACATTGGTAGACTCGTGAGTATTAGGATTATTTAATTGGTCCACAGGATTCATATAATAAGTAGAAGTATTTTTACATTGAACACAAAAATGACCACCCAAATAACTATCTGGACTTACATCATGTATATGTGGTTTAATCTTCTCTCCTCTTCTTAAAATGTTATACCACCCTTTAATAAAAAGATTTTTAGGCAAAAGTATGTCACAATCAGCTATAAATTTATTGTGTAAACTTATTATATTTTTCTTTAATTTATTTATTTCTTTATTCTTTAATTTAAAAAAATTATAACTAAGATGTCTGGACGTAACAGACTCAATTCCAAGACCTGTATAACCATCATCACAACTCTCAAGTTTTAAAATATCTTTTTCTTTTTTTAATAAGAATTTAGTTAAAGCTTTAATATCAATGTTATTAGTTTGTTCTTCAGCAAAAAAATACTTCCATTTAGGAGCAAGAGGAGTCCTTTGGGGTTCACTATTAAAACAATAGACTTGATACATTTATAACTTTTTCTTGATAGCACTAAAAGGAACATTTGAAGCAATATTACCTGACACAGATATTCTCTCAACATCTGATTTAAAAGGTGCAACGTAATGTTTTAACCATGCAGGAAAAATAAACAAATCTTTTTCCGCAGGGAAATGAGCTTGGTAAGTAATAGCTTGTCTGTTTCCTTCTCCATAAATAAAACTAATACCACCTGGACCAGCGCTCTTGCCTTTGTAATCTTTAAATTCTTTTTTTATTTCTTCTGGAACTTTTAAATAAATTACAAAAGATAAATCGTCTGAATGGTCGTGTGGTGGATTGAACTCATGTTGACGTTGGTAGTTAACCCACATCGCTCTAATGATATAATCATTCTTAGAAGGTTCCTCAGCGTTACGCCACTTGTCCCATACTTGGTCGTAGATGTTAACAAATTCATTTATGTAAGGTTGTATCCTTGTTAAATCTTTTAATTCGTATTCTTTCTTAATGATACCCGC